AACGGAGAAAAACATGGCGACTCCTCAATTATCTCCTGGAGTATTAATCCGAGAGGTTGACTTAACAGTCGGAAGAGCTGAGAATGTTTTAGATAATGTTGGAGCGATTGCAGCACCTTTCAAGATTGGTCCAATCGATTATCCAATCGACGTTGCAAATGAACAAGAACTCATAGAGTATTTTGGGAAACCAATCTCTACTGACAACCAATACGAATATTGGCTAACTGCATCATCCTTCCTATCATATGGAGGAGTTCTTAAGGTAGTAAGAACTGATGGTTCAAACTTAGTCAATGCAAACTCAAAAATCACTAATGCAAGCACCAAAGCATCTGGTGTTGCTAATTCAGCATTAAAAATCAAGAATATTGATGATTACCAGTTAAATTTTGAAAATGCTGTTTCCAGTTATGTTTTTGCTGCTAAAACACCTGGTAAGTGGGCAAATAATCTAAAGGTTGCTTTTATTGATAATAAAGCAGACCAGATTATTACTATTGCATCCACTGAGATGGATTATGTTGCAGTTGGATATGGTGTTTCTTATGGATTTGATGGAGAAGTCCTCACATCTGCAGGTAGCACTCAAGCATTAGAAGGTGGAGATTTCCTAAAGGGTATTATTACCGAGAAGGATACAGATAACAATACAATTTCTGTTAAAATTGTTTCCCGTGTTTCTTCTGGAGGAACTGTAACTCCAATTGATTACGCAGAAAGATCCGATGTTGCATCATTTATCAGAGGCAAGTCTGTAGACATCCTCAATAATGCTGGTGCTGCAACAACAACCCAAAAAGTTGGTCTCGGAACAGTAAAAGATTGGTATGACGAGCAGATCATTGATCTTACCAATCAAGATTTATTCTGGAAGCAAATTGCACCAAAACCAGGAACATCTGTTTATGCAGATGAAAGAACTGGTAGAAATGATGAAATGCACATTGTCGTCATCGATGACTTTGGAACTTTAACCGGAGTTAAAGGAAATATTCTTGAGAAGCATATAGGTCTTTCTAAAGCTTTCGATGGTGTCTCCAACATCAACTCACCTCAGAAAACTTATTACAAAGATTATCTCGAATTATTCTCCGAGTATATTTACGGTGGTGATAATCCTTCTGATAATCTAACCCTTGAGCAAGTCGCACAAACTGGATTTGCTGATAACGGAGTCGGAACTGACTTTACTGGAATTAGCACTGGTGATGGTCTCTGGGGTCAGGATGCACAAGACGTAACATTCTCTGCAATTGGTAACTACATCTATAGATTAGATGGAGGAAAAGATTATGCAGATGGTTCTCTAAGTATGCAAGCAACTCTTTCTGATCTAGTAACTTCATATAGAGTTATTAAGAATGAAGATGAACATGCAGTCGATTACCTATTAATGGGTCCTGGACTTACAACTAAGTCAGAATCACAAGCAAAAGCACAAGAATTAATTGCAATTGCAAACGCAAGAAAGGATTGTATCGCAGTCATTTCACCACACCGTGGAGATGTTGTTGATGTTGCTGGTGGAAGTGCGACTCAAACCGAAAATATTATTGAGTTCTTCTCTCCATTAAGTTCTTCTTCTTATGCAGTATTTGATAGTGGATACAAGTACATGTATGATAGATTTAATAATAAGTTCCGTTATATTCCAACAAATGGTGACGTTGCTGGCCTTTGCGTAAGAACTTCTATTGAAGCATATCCTTGGTTCTCTCCTGCAGGTCAGCAGAGAGGTATTATTAATAGTGCTATTAGACTAGCATATAACCCAACTAAAGCAGAAAGAGACAAACTTTATCCAAATAGAATTAATCCAATTACCAATACTCCTGGTACTGGAATTCTTCTCTTCGGTGATAAGACTGCCTTAGGATATTCATCCGCATTCGATAGAATTAACGTTCGTCGTCTATTCTTAACTCTTGAGCAATCACTCAAGCGTGCTGCTGATGCACAACTCTTTGAACTCAACGATGAGATTACAAGAGCAAACTTCATCAATATTGTTGAACCTTATCTCCGTGATGTTCAGGCAAAGAGAGGTCTTTATGGATTCCTAGTTATTTGTGACGAAACAAATAACACTCCAGATATTATTGATAATAATGAGTTTAGAGCAGACATCTTCCTGAAGCCTGCCAAGTCTATCAACTATGTCACACTGACATTCGTTGCAACTAGAACTGGAATCAGCTTCGATGAAGTTGCTGGTAGAGTTTGATAATATTATAAATTAAACTAAGGGAGTTAAACTAAAATGGCTAACAATCCATCACTCAAGAACCTATCAGCATTCAAGACAAGACTTGCTGGTGGTGCTGCTAGACCCAATTTATTTGAGGTCGCAATTGATAAGTTTCCAACAGAAATTCAATCTTATTGGCCATCTGATCAGAAGATTGATTTCAGATTTATGTGTAAATCAGCTGCTCTTCCAGCATCTAACGTTGCTTCAGTTGAAATTCCTTTCAGAGGAAGAACTTTAAAAGTTGCTGGTGATAGAACCTTTGATACCTGGACGGTAACAGTTATCAATGATGAGGACTTTAGACTCAGACATGCATTTGAAGCATGGGCAAACTTATTATCAAAACTTGATAACGCAACCGGTGCTGTCAATCCAACCTCTTATATGGTTGATGCAGTTGTATTCCAACTCGGAAGAAGTAACCAACTAGAAGGAACTCAAGTTCGTAATACTGTTGGTGCTTCCGGTCCTGGTTTTGGTGCTACTGGAAGTGGTGATGCTACTGTCCTAAGATCTTACAAGTTCATTGATATTTGGCCTTCCAATGTTTCTGCTATTGATGTCTCCTACGACACAACAGATTCAATTGAAGAATTCACCGTAGAATTCCAAGTTCAATACTTTGAAATTAGTGACGGTCCTGGAAACCTTCGTTAAACTTAGATAAATAGGTAAAACGGATAATTAAATTATGGCTAGACTCTTTGGATTTTCAATTGAAGATTCAGAACAAAAGTCACCCTCGATAGTCAGCCCTGTTCCTCCAAATAACGAGGACGGGGTTGATCATTATTTGAGTACAGG